TATTAGATTTGACTCTAAAGTTTTGGGAGAATGAACGAGTAGTAGGAAACATCCCACAATTTGGAGAGATACCTGAGCAACCTTATTATACAGGCAGTGATGAGCATGAGTTGATGGTGTGGAAATTGAAGCAGAAAGATATTAAACAGACCAACGCTAGTAACAGCTCTAAAAGATTCCAAGCCTGTCGTATCTTACACCTCGCTAAAATGTACAGGAAGTGGGAGAAGTTATACTTTCCTTATCGATGTGACTATCGTGGCAGAGTGTACGCTTTACCGTACTACTTACACCCTCAAGGTTCTGACTTAGCTAAGAGTTTGTTAGACTTTAAGAATGGTCAACAAGTAGTAGATGAAGAGGACTTGGCAGCGGTACTTGTACACGGTGCTAACATGTGGGGAGTGAAGGGTACACGAGCAGAGAGACTTGAGTGGGTAGGTAAACGACAGAACTTTATATTGGAAGCTGCTGATGACCCACACGGTACTGATTGGTGGACAGATGCAAGTGATCCGTTCTGTTTCCTACGGTTCTGTTTAGAGTTTAAGAAGTTTACGGAGGAGGGGTACGGATATGTGTCTTACTTACCTGTGCGTCAAGACTGTTCCAATAATGGTATGCAGATACTTAGTTTGTTGTTACGGGATAAGAATATTGGACGCATGTGTAACCTGGTGGAGGAAGACAAAGCTAATGACATGTATCAATATGTAGCAGACAGGATACACGATGAGCTGATGAAAGACGGTGGTGTTATCGCTAAGAGCTGGATGCAGTACGGTATTAAAAGAAAGATAGCTAAGATGGCAGTAATGAACCGTCCGTATGGAGCTACAAGTTACAACTTAGTACAAGATTTATTTAAAAGTATAGGTGTTAATCATCCTTGGTCTACAACAGGTGAGATGTTAACTGCTGTTATCTGGATCAGTAATATAATAAACAAGATAGCAGATGAAGTGTGTGAACCTGTTAAACGAGTGATGAAGTACCTCCGTGAAACGATAAGGTGTTTGCCTTACGAGAACGGTATTACTTGGACTACACCTACTGGATTTAAAGTTAAGCAAAGCTTTAGTAAGTATAAGAAGATAGATTTAGAATCTGTATTTGATAACACTACTGTATATGTCCGCACTTTTACTGAGACATCTGAGATAGATACTAAGCAACACGGCAACGCAGTGACTGCCAATTTTATCCACAGCTTAGACGCTTGTATCGTACATCAAGTAGCTAATGAGGTTGACTTTGACTTAGCAACTATTCATGACTGTTTCGTGACCCATGCAAGTAATGTACGCAAATGTAATACGATTGTACGCCAGATGTACGCAAAAACTTTCTCTGTTGATCTCCTGACCGAGTTCAGAATGGAGCAAATCAACAACCATCCGACCGCAGAACTTCCACTCGTGCCTGAACTTGGAGACCTAGATGTCTCGGCAGTAAAGCGTATGAAGTATCTGTTGTCTTAACACCGATAAATAAAAAATAGATATGGCACTAAAAGCTAGAAAGAAACACGAGATTATTAAAGCTAAAGGTACAGCTAAGTACTGTCACCTTAATGAACCTAACAAAAGATTTGATCCGGAGTTTGGTACTTACAGTTGTGATCTTGTAATAGATAAAGAACAAGCAGACGCACTGAAGCAAAAGATTCGTCCGTTGTACGAGGAAGAGTTGCGTGAAGTTATGGAAGCTAATCCCGGTAAAGGGGTCACACAGCGTGAGTTTCCGATTGATGAAGTGGAAGGTGGATACCTGATCAAGGTAAAACAAAAAGCTGGTGGACGCAGACGAGACGGTAGTGAGTATCACTTATCGATTGCTCTGTACGATTCCACTGGTAAACCACTTGACCCAGATGTAAAAGTATGGGGAGGCTCGCAAGTTAATGTAGCGTTCCGTCCTAAGTTTTGGTACACAGCTGCTGTTGGATTCGGAGTTACCTTTGAGTTACAAGCTGTTCAAGTCATTCAACTTGGTGAAGGTGGTGTATCCAGTATCGCAGCATCTGCGTTTGGATTCACTACTGAGGAAGAAGGCTTCGTTAATGGCGGTGAAAACTTAGAGGGTGGATTCGATGCGGAAGAAGAAGAAGAGGTCCTCGCCAACTTCTAAGTACCGATCTGGATTCGAGCAAACATTAGCTAACCAGCTTCAGCGTAGTGGTGTTGCTTTCGAGTACGAAACAATCAAGTTAGAGTATCAAAAGGTAGCAACTTATACTCCCGACTTCATACTACCCAACGGCATCATCATTGAAGCCAAGGGTTTATGGACGGTGGAGGATCGAACGAAGCATCTACTAGTCCGAGAACAGCATCCACACCTAGACATCCGACTAGTATTTATGAATGCTTTTAATAAGATTCGGAAAGGAAGCAACACTACCTACGCTCGCTGGTGCGAAAAGAAAAATATACTATATGCAAATAAACAAATACCAAAACAATGGCTTTTACAAACACACACCAACCCTGTCCTAAGTGTGGATCAAGTGATGCAAGAGCCACTAACGACGACGGAAGCTGGCATTGTTTCAGCTGTAACAGTCACGCTGGAGGAGGACGAAAAGTGAGCGACCCAACACCGAGAGAGTTTGTAAGTGGTCAGCCTCAAGCAATAGCCCGAAGAAACTTGACTGAAGATACTTGTCGGAAGTGGGGGTATTGGATGGGCAATGTGAACGGACAACCTGTACAGATAGCTAACTATAAAACAAGAGACGGTAAAACTTGTGCTCAGAAGCTACGGTTTGCTGACAAGAGTTTCGCCACAAGAGGAGAGCTGATTGGATTGTACGGTCAGCACTTGTGGAGGGATGGAGGCAGACGAGTGGTTGTTACTGAGGGTGAGGTGGATGCTTTAAGTGTCAGCCAAGCGTTCGATAATAAGTGGCCAGTAGTCAGTGTACCTAACGGAGCAGGAGCAGCTAAGAAGTTTGTTGCTCAAGCTATCGATTGGTTAGACAGATACGATCAAGTAGTCTTCTGCTTTGATATGGATGATGTCGGACGAAAGGGAGCAGCAGAATGTGCAGCACTCCTTACACCTGGTAAAGCTTACATCGCAGAGCTACCACTTAAAGACCCGAATGATATGCTTGTTGCTAACAGAAGTAAGGAGTTAGTTAACTGCTTGTTCGACGCAAGAGAGTACAGACCGGACGGCATCGTAAACGGTAAGGAGTTGTGGGATGTTATCTCTCATAAGGAGGAACACAAAAGCAAACCGTATCCGTTTATCGGACTGAACAGTATCACTCACGGGATGAGGTTGGGTGAACTTGTAACTGTTACTGCTGGTAGTGGTATCGGTAAGAGTCTGTTCTGCCGTGAGATAGCACACCATCTGTTAGGGATGGGTGAGACGGTAGGTTACATAGCTCTTGAAGAATCTGTCAGGCGTACAGCGTTGGGTATCCTTGGTATCCACATGAACAAACCACTACACCTCGATGATGATATGTTAGATGAGAAGGAGTTACGACCTGCGTTCGATAAGACTGTGGGTAACGGTAAGTTCTACACCTACGATCACTTCGGTAGTATGGAGTCTGACAATCTGTTATCTAAGATCAGGTATCTGATTAAAGGATTCGATTGTAAATGGATATTCTTAGACCACCTATCGATTGTTGTTAGTGGTATCCAGGGAGACGATGAACGAAGATTGATAGATAATACTATGACCAAGCTACGATCTCTAGTTGAGGAGACGGGGTGCGGTATGATACTGGTCAGTCATCTGAAGCGTGTGGATACTGGACATGAAGAGGGTGGACGAGTCAGTCTACATCACCTCCGAGGTAGCCAAGCAATCGCACAGCTATCGGACATGGTCATCGGATTGGAACGCAACCAACAAAGCGACAAGCTATCCAACGAAACAAAAGTAAGAGTACTGAAGAATCGATTCAGCGGTGAGACTGGACACTGTAGTACTTTGTATTACAACATAGACACCGGACGATGCACCGAGGAGGAGAGAGCTAGTACCTTTAACGATGAAGAAACAAATAATAATAACAATGAACCATTCTAAAAACAAATATGAGAACACTATTCTTTGATATAGAAACAAACGGTCTTGAAGACTTCACTACGCTAACGGACTTACACACTGTACACTGCTTAAGCTTATACGATGCCATGATACCTAAGCTAGGTACTTTCGCAGGAGATAGTATGCACCGTGGTATTACAGCACTAAAAGGAGCAGACCGTATCGTCGGACACAATGTTATTAAGTTTGATATACCCGCACTGAAGAAAGTAGTTGATCCTAGTTTTTCTCCACCTCTAGTTAAAGTTATTGATACGATGGTAATGAGTCGTTGTATCTTTCCTAACTTAAGGGAACTAGATATACAGAAGCGTACTGAATTAAGCAGACCTCACGCACAGAAGGCTATGGAAATGGCTAAAGAGCAAGGACTGAATAAGGATCAAACAAAAAAGTTCGTAGAGGATTATGTGTTTGAGAAAGTAGTTAGACAGTTCAACGAAGACTTTGGTCCAGGTTCTCACTCTCTAAGGTCTTGGGGATTACGCTTAAACAATCTAA